TGCCGATCCACAGGTCGGGACGGCACAGCAGCGTCAGGCCGGTCTCGGGGTCTTTCGCGATCATCGTGACCTCGGCGCGACCGCCGGCCTCGAGGAGGCGGCGGGCGTCGGGCTGGGCCATGAGCGCGTCGCGCATCGCGAGGATGGTCATGTGCTGGTCGAAGCTGATGATCGACTTGTCCTCCTGCGCGTCGCGCCATGCCTTGCCCTCGCGCGTCGAGAAGTTGAGGCCCTCGGGCTTGATCGCGTAGCGGTCGTGGAAGGCGTCGGCACCCTCCAGGATGTAGCAGTGCGCGGCGGTGCCAAGCGCCATCGCGGGCGTCGCCTCGCTGTGGAGGCGGTCGGGGTTGCCGCGCCAGAAGGCGTGGGCGTAGGCCGGGCACTCGGTCTCGTAGTTCACGATATCGCTGCCGCTGACCGCCGGTGCCGGGATGCCGGTGCCGGACAAATACTGCGCGAAGTCGATGTCGTGGTGAATGCCATCAGCGATCATTGGTCGTCTCCCTCTTGAGCTGGCGGTGGACCCAGCCGCGAAGCGCGGCGAGGCGGGACTGCTTCTTGCCGCGCGGGGCGTGAGCCGCGCGCTTGATCATGCTGCGGTAGACGCGCAACAGCTTGCGGCGTTCGCTGGTCATCGCCTGCCCTCCATCGCGGCGAGCTGGTGCTCCAGCGCGGCGATGCGCTGGTGCGCCAGCAGGTAGTCGAGCGTCTCGGGGTTGAGGTCGCGGGCCAGCTCGACGCGCAGCTGGATGCGCGCGCGGAGCGTCCCGGGCGTGTCCGGCATGGCGCGGACAGCGGGGAGGGGGCGGGTCATGCCAGCACCATGATGAGCGCGAGGATGATGCCCATGAGGGCGGGGGCGAAGAGGCCGCGCATCACTCGGCGTCCATCTTGTTGCGGATCTCGCGCTCGGTCATGTACGCGAACTCGTCCGTGATCAGCTCGCCGGCCTCCATCGCGATCTTGAGGTCGGCCTCCCACTGGATCTCGCTGTCCTCGCTGCCGCAGCCGATGCGGCTGTGCTGGGCGATGAGGACGTCGCGCAGGCGCTCCATCGCGGCCTGCACCTCGGTCGCGGCGCGCAGCTTGGCGCTGCGGATCACGTCAAGCGCGTCTTCGCACTCGTCGAGGAAGCCGACCGAGCGGACGAACGTCTCGCCGCGGTCTTCGTCGGACTTGTAGGACATCATCGGATGCATGTTGGTCTCCCCGGTTGCGTCGCCGTCGTTGGCGACAGGGCGAACATACACCAGCGGTGCAGGCCGTCAACAGGTTCGTGCAAATAGTCCGCTTGACGGCTAAACGCCGGGTGTAGTAGCCGTTGCGAGCCATGAACCTGACCCAGTTCCTCGCCGCCATTGGCGGCACTCTCGCGGCGGCTCGCGCATTCGCGACCTCGCCACAGGCCATCAGCAACTGGAAGCGGCGGCAGCGGCTTCCGGCGGCTCGCCAGCTCCAGGCGCTGCAGATCGCGCGCAAGAAGCGCCTGCGGTTCGATCCGGTGGCGGCCACGCAGCCCGAGGCGCGGCGATGAACCGGATCACCGCGATCGAGCAGGTCGCCAACGCCTTGCGCGTTGCCGGAGGCAGGGCCACGACCTCGGATCTGTGCGCGGCGCTGCCGCAAATGGACCGCGGCGCGATCCTCGGCTCGCTGGCGCACCTCAAGCGCAAGCGCGTCGTCGAGAGCAATTACGTCCCGACGAGGCCGCCGGAGTGCGGCTGGACATACTGGTTCGCGGCCACGAGGCCCGTGCGCGGCTCGCGCTACCGCGCGGCGGTTTCGGCGGGCTTCACGAGGGTGATCTGCGAGTGGATGGACAAGCAAGGCGGCGAGGCCAGCATCGAGGCGTGGCGGGCGTGGATCGCGGGCATACAGAACCGCATCCGGCTGAACAGCGCGATCCATTCGCTCCGCAAGCGCGGCTTGGCCGAATGGGCGGACCACCGCGTCGCGCTGACGCCAGAGGGCCACAAGGCACTCACGCTCGGTCGCAAGGTCGCGCCATACCCTCCGCAGCTGCAGGATTTCGAGGACGGCGCGCCGGTTGAAGCGCAGCCATCCACCGATCCCGAGCAGAGCGTCGAACGCGCCGAGCGCCTCTGGCCGCGCCTCATGTCCGGGCGGCGTTATGAGGACATCCCGGCGCACATGATCCGCCCGCTGAAGGTGCTGCGCTGGACGCCGCGCGTCGAGGCGCGGAGCCTGACAGGGTCGAGCGGTGCCATGCTGGCCGAAAGCCGCAGCGCGGTGGGGACTTCGACGTGAAGCGCAAATGGCAGGGCGTGATCCTGGGCGAGCCGGTGTCCAAGGCCAACAGCCGCCGGATCGTGAGGTTCGGCACGAAGCTGCGCGTCATCAAGTCCGAGAAGGGGCTGGCCTACGTCGAGGCCGTCGCACGGCAGGTGCCGGAGTTGCCTCCGGATAGCCAGCTGTTGTCGCCCATTCGGCTGACCGCGCACATCTACTATTCGAGCAACAGGCCAGACCTCGATCCGAGCCTGCTGCTGGACGCTTTGCAGGGCCGCATCTACCGCAACGACCGCGCGGTGCGGGAAATGCACCTGTATCACCACCTCGACCGCACGACGCCGCGCGCCGAGGTCTACCTAGAGGAGATCGACGAATGACCGGCATCAACGACGACCTGACGAGCTACGCCGACCGCCTGACCCGCTTGCTCGACGCCGCCGACGAGGCGCGCGACGACATCAAGCAGCTGCGCGTCGAGATCAAGTCCGCGGGCTACGACCCCGCCGCGCTGGTGCGCGTGGTGCAGTTGCGCCGCGACGAGCGCAAGCGGGCGAAGGAGCAGGAGCGGCTGCAGGCGGTCGCGCTCTACGCTGATCGGCTCGGGGTCCAGCTCGACCTCGCGCTCTAGAAACCGGCCAGGCCCTCCCTTGCCGTCGCCGGCGGGCGGCGGAACCTAAAACCGATCCAGCGCGATGCGCCGCGTCAACAGGCCCCTGGCCGGGTCGTTTACCTGATGGATCGGACCCGCCAACAAACCAGTAAATCGGGAGAGTTCGACATGATCTTGGGCTGGATCGACTGCATCGCGATCGCGATCATCGTGGCGTTCGTGCTTGACTTGAAACGCTGACGACCCGCACAAATGACGCGCCCCGCCGGGCTGGAACCGGGCGGGGCGCAACGGACTGCACCAACCAGTCCGGCCACAATGGCGCGCTGAACCTATCGCGCGCGGCGGGCCGGATCAACGCGAAAGGGCGCTGATGGACCCGCTTGTACCGCCGGAGGTCGATCTCCGGAATTTCACCTACATGCCGCTCGACGTGGTCCGACTCCGCGACAGCGACATCGCTGGCGTCGAGGACGGCGAGGTCTTCCGCGCCGCGGTCCTCGCGTGGTGCGCCGCTTGGCATCAGGTGCCGGCCGCCAGCCTTCCCGACGACGACGCGGTGCTGGCCCGGCTCACGGGCTACGGACGCGATATGGCGACTTGGAGGCGGGTCCGCGAGGCTGGCGCGCTGCGCGGTTTTGTGCGGTGCAGCGATGGCCGTCTGTACCACCCGGTCGTGGCCGAGAAGGCTTTGGAAGCGTGGGACAAAAAGGGCAGGCAGGCCGAGCGCACTCGACGCGCCACGGAGGCCGCTGCGGAGCGCGCACGGGTCCGTCGCGAATCCGTTACGGATTCCGTAACGGACTCCAAGGAGAGGAGAGGAGAGGAAAGGACTAGAGAGGAAAGAGATATCGGAGACGTCCCTCCAGTTTCTGGGGGGTCTGGGGGGACGCGCGCTGCGCGCGCCGACCGCGGGACGCGCCTGCCGGAGGACTGGGCTCCGACGGAGGACGACCGCGGGTTCGCGGCCAGCCTCGGCGTCGCGGTCGAGCGCGAGGCGGCGTCGTTCCGCGACTACTGGCACGCAAAGCCCGGCGCGGACGGGCGCAAGACCAACTGGTCGGCAACCTGGCGCAACTGGGTGCGCCGCACGAGCGAAAGGAAGCAGGGCAATGGCACAGGATCTCGATCTCAGTCCCGCAACGGGTTTCTCGCAATCGCTCGCGAGCTGGCTGCGGAGGGCCGAGACGGAGCAGGCGGGTTCCTTGATCCCGATCCCGCCGACGGCCCGCGTCGAGGCTGAGCGCGCGCTGGTTGCGATCGAGGCCGCGCTTCAGCCCGCGCCGCGCGAGATCGTGGATCGCTGGGTGGCGGCGCTCGGCACGCTGGTTGCCGGCGGCCAGCTCACGGTCGAGGACGCCAGGACGAAGGGCGCGGCGTATGCGGCGATGCTAACCTACCCGCGCAGCGCCTACACGCGGGCCAGCCTCGACGCGGCGGCGCGGGCCTTCAAGTGGTTTCCGGCCTACGCCGAGCTATGCCAGCTGCTCGATGCCGAGGTGGCCGAAGTGCAGCGCCAGCGGCACATGCTGCGACGGGCGATCGCCGCGCCGGTCGAGAGCGCCAAGCCCGTCGGGCGCTGGTCGGCCATGACCGACGAGCAGAAGGCCGAGTTCGACGCGACGATGGCGAAGTTCCGGTCTCGGTTTGCCTCGGATGCCTCGCGCGGCCCCGAGGATGGCGCAGGAAGCGCGGAAGCCCGCTGACCATTGGCAGGGTAGCGGGCGACCGGCTTCCGGCGTTCCTAGGGCCGTTCTAGGCGTTTTCGGGCCTGAGATGCCTCGGCAGACGCTTGTAGGCGGTCCTGACCGCGTCCGCCCACTCCTCGGCGGTCATCAGGTCGGTGTCCGCGACGCCTCGCCGCAGGAGCACGTCGCGCAGCTGCTCGGCGTCGAGGAGGCTGGCCTCGCCCATGGCGTGGCGCAGGCGTGGGAGGCTCATGGTCGGGTGGACGCGCATGGTCAGGCCACCCGGTGCAGACCGCCGTGCGGCACGAAGTCGTACTGCGCGCCGTTGCGACCGGTCAGGCGGTAGACATCGGGCTCGCCGCTGGGCGTCAGGATCTTGTGAGCAACCGTCAGGGTTAGGAAGCCGACCTTGACCGTGCTGCCGATCGACCATTCCTGCTTGGGCTTGCCGGTCGGGGCGAAGCGGCTCGGGCGGTAGTAGTTGGTCATCGTCGTCTCCGTGGGTTGGTTGCGATGAACAGAACATACACCGCCGGTGCAGGGTGACCATTGCAAGGAACGCGGGGCGGTATGCGGTTGACGCATGGGTGGCTTGACGGTCGAAGCGGTAGGGAGCATCATCGGTTTACCTATGAACGCAAAACCGCAGTGATTTCAGCGACATGGCCGCGCGCAAAATCAAGCGACTGCTGACCGATGACTGGAAGCTGAAGATCCAGGCGTCGAACATCTGCACGCGCCTGCAGAAGCACGTCGAGGGCAAGATCGAGATGACGCCGACGCAGGTGCGGGCAGCCGAGATCCTGCTCCGCAAGACCGTGCCGGATCTCGCGCGCACCGAGGTAACCGGCGCGGAAGGCGGGCCTCAGAAGATCATCTACGAGTGGGGCGAGCCGACGTGACCGCGCTGCGCGCTGCGCGCGTTCGAATGCCATACAACCCGCGCAAGGCGTTCATGCCATTCCACCGCAGGACGCAGCGATGGTCCTGCCTCGTCGCCCATCGCCGTGCGGGCAAGACCGTGGCCGCCATCAACGACCTGATCCGCGCCGCGATCACCGCGCGCCAGCCTCACGCGCACTATGCCTACGTCGCGCCGTTTCGCTCGCAGGCCAAGTCGGTCGCTTGGGATTATCTGAAACGGTACGCCGAGCCAGCGACCGCGGGCGTCAACGAGGCCGAGCTGCTTCTGACGACGCGCACCGGAGCCAAGATCCAGCTTTTCGGCGCGGACAACGCCGACGCGATGCGCGGCCTCGGGTTCGACGGCGCTTATCTCGACGAGTATGGAGACTTCCGCCCGAGCGTCTGGGGCAACGTCATCCGCCCGACGCTCTCGGACCGGCAGGGCTGGGCGGTGATTGGCGGGACGCCGAAGGGCCGCAATCAGTTTCATGAGGTCGTCGAGGCCGCGCAGCGATCTCCGGACTGGTTTTTCCTGCGCCTGCGGGCCAGCGACAGCGGCATCTTGCCGGAGACCGAACTCCACGCGCTCCGCGCGCAGCTGACGCAGGACCAGTACGACCAGGAGTACGAGTGCAGCTTCGACGCGGCTATCCTCGGCGCGTTTTACGGCGTCGAGATGCGCGAGGCCCTCGACGCTGGCCGCATCCGATCGGTGCCGCACGACCCGGCGCTGCCGGTCTACACCGCGTGGGACATCGGCTGGCGCGACGACACCGCGATCTGGTGGTGGCAGGTAGCCGGCGGCGAGATCCACGTCATCGACCACCACGCCTCGAGCGGCTCGACCATCGCGGAGCTGGCCGAGATCGTCGCGGGGCGCCCGTATCGGTACGGCAAGCACTACCTGCCGCACGACGCGCGGGCGAAGACGCTGGCCTCGGGCGGTCGCAGCGTGGTCGAGCAGCTCGCGGCGCTCCTCGGCGGCATCGGCATGTTCAACATCGTGCCCGACCTCGGCGTGCAGGACGGCATCCAGGCCGTGCGCCTCATGCTGCCGCGCGTCTGGTTCGACGCCGAGCGGTGTCATGAGGGCATCGAGGCGCTGCGCCAGTACCAGCGCGAGTACGACGAGGACAAGCGCGCCTTCCGCGCCGCGCCGCGACACGACTGGACGAGCCACAGCGCGGACGCCTTCCGCATGATGGCGATCGCGTGGCGCGAGGAGCCGCGGGTCGAGCCGCCGCGCAGTGATCGGCCACTATTGATAGGGCCTGACAACTCGGCTACCCTCAACGACATGTGGGCCGCGTCGGCAGCCCGATCTCGGAGCGCGCGCATATGAGCGACACCGAATATCACGCCGCGATGGGCGAGTTCGCAGGCCGAGTGCTTTGCACCGGCATCGCCGCGCAGTTCATGCACTGGAGCACGAAATCCTACGCCGCGCACAAGGCCCTGGGCGACTACTACGAGGCGCTGCCCGGCCTCGTGGAC